AATGTTAATGTAAATTTTGAAGCGATGAAAAGAGAAGATTTAAGAAAAATATTACGAGGTAAATGTATTAGTGACGAAAGTTGTGAAGCAGCAATAGACGAGCTTTTGAATTTACATATTGTTAGCGACTGCGACATTGATGACTTGCTAAATGATTTAGATAAAGACGCACAAGACTATAACGGTTATGAGTACGGATTACCAATAACTGGTGAATGGTTAACAACATTAAGAGCAACAGTTAGAACTTGGTTACACAAATAGTTGTCGCTAACGGTTTGGCTATGATTAGTCATTTGAGGAACGAAAATTATTAATTATAGGTGGTGTTAGCCATCTTTTAAAATGCGACTTATGAAAACAAAAATTGAATTAACAGAACAAGAGCAAAGTATTATTGAAAACGCCTTAAACGCCTATTGGAATGAAGCACACCAACAACTAGAAAACAAAGGTGTGATAATGAGTGATGGAAGTAAGCGACCACTTGGAGATATTGAAAAAGCACAATTAGAGCAAAGAAAGGAATTGACTATGCCAATACTTAGGCGTTTTGAAAACCTATACTAAGCATTTTTATTGTGGCTAACAACCAAATAAAAAACATTAAACGATTTAGCATGGAAAAAGAAGAAATCAAAGCAAAAATTGAAGCGTTGAAAGAAACGCTGACGGGGGACATGATGCAAGACATGGAAACGAAAGACAAGATTCACAACTTAGAAATGAAGCTGAACGGAACTAAACCAACGGACAGCCATTTTGATTGCATTGGATGCGGATCGTAACGTTATTAATAAATTGGCGTTTCAATGCAATTTATTTTGTATTGTATGCCGTTAAATTTTTAAAGATATGCCAAGATTAAAATTTGAATGGTGTTGTAATAAAACAGAAACATTTTCTCAATGGACGATACCTTGTGAGGGTTGTGATAGAAGTTGCGAGCATTTAACTAAAGTTTCCCCATATAGAGGTATTTTAGGTAAAGACAGAGAAAGATTGTTTAAAAGGGATAGAGTGTGTTTGAAATGTGGAACAGATAAAAAATTAACTATTGACCATGTAATACCAATTTCAAAAAAAGGAAGCAACGATTTTAGTAACCTTCAAACTTTATGTGAGAAATGCAACTCACGAAAAGGTAGTGACATTGTTGATTACCGATAATGGCATATAACATAAAAATAAAAAGCGTTTCAATGATTTTTATTAAATGTTATTGCTATTTTTACTGAAACAATTAAAACAAATAAACATGAAAGACGAATTTACAGAGATTTTAGAAAACAAAAAGCTAAATATCTATAAGAGTTTAGCAGCGTTCCAGCAGGAGTGCCCTGTAATACACAAGGCAACAAAAGCGCACCAGTATAGCTATGCAGATTTGCCTGCTATCTTTGAGGTAATTAATCCGTTACTAGAAAAGCATAATTTAGGCTTTACTCAGTTGTTACAAGGTAATTCAATACAAACTATTTTATTCCATACTGAGACAGGGGGAACGATAGAGAGCCTAACAGAGATACCACAGGATGAAGCAAGCCGTATGAATATTTACCAAAGCTCTGGTAGTGGTATTACTTACTTTAGACGTTACGCGCTCTCTAGTATGTTGGGTATTGTTACAGATGTAGACACTGACGCACAGAAGCAACCAATAACAGCAGATAGATTCTCAAAAGCGTTGGACGGTGTTAAAAAGGGCACGGTAAAAGCTGAGCAAATTACTAAGAATTTCAAGCTAACACCAGAACAAGAAAAACAACTTAAAGCAGTATGAAAGATTTAAAGATAAGAGCCTCTTCTTTGGGGAGGCTCATGGCTACAAATAAAAGCACAACAATAACACTAAAGCAACTAGAGACGCTTAACGGGTTACTGCCTAAGATTAAATTAACAGAGAAGCAGGCAGAGCTAAGAGATACGCTACTGCTTAAACGTGATGCAGAACCAGGACTAAGCGAGGGGGCTAAAAGCTATGTTAAGGAGTTGTATCAGTACCACGAGTACGGAATCCGACAAGAGATTAAATCCAAATACTTAGACAAAGGCAACGAGGTAGAAAACCTTTCTATTGAGCTGGCGTCTATTTACATGGATGATTTTCTCGTAAAGAATGACGAGTATTTCGAGAACGACTATGTATGTGGTACTCCTGACGTAGTTACTCCTGAGTATGTGCTAGACGTTAAAAGCTCTTGGAGTGCTGCAACGTTTCCAATGTTTGAGACTGAGCTAAAGAATAAAATCTACGAATGGCAACTAAAGGCTTATATGTGGCTCACAGGCTTAACAGAATCTTATCTATGCTATTGCTTAGTAGAAACGCCAGAGCAGTTGATATTAGATGAGATGCGTAGAGTAAGTTGGAGCCGTGGCGAAGGTGCGGAGGTTTCAGAAGAGACAGAGATAGACGTAAGAAACTATTTTGACATCTCTAAAATACCAACAGAGCGAAGAATAAAAGTCTTCAATGTAAAATTAACAGATAAAGACATTGCAGACATGAAGAAAATGATTATATTAGCGCGAAAGTATTACAAAACAATTTAAAAAAATGGGAGCATTATTAAGCGTAGGAATTAAACAACAGGACGGAACCTACAAGAATTACACAATAGGAGTAAACGACGATACTAACGAATGGGGAAAGAATGTCTCTATCTGGGAGCAACAAACCAAAGAAGAGCGAGAAGCTAAGACTCCTAAAAGTTATTGCGGTAACGGTAAGGTTGTTTGGACTGACGGCACAGTAGTAGCTGCAGAGTGGCAGGATAAAGCTACAGCAGGAGCAGCAAAGAAAGAATCAGACTTACCGTTTTAGTGACTTTCTCCGAAATAACGACTAATTTACTAGCTAAGAAGAATTGCTCTCTCTATGTTAAACGCATGAAGGGGGCTTTCTTTATTCAAGACTTGCATAAATATATAAAGACTGATATGGCTATAATATCCAAGGTAAAAGACCCACGTAATAGTGTTAGGGCTTGCATGTTAAAAGAGCAGCTTCTTTACATTTATAGCAACTTTGACAAGATAGAAAAGCATTCGTTAAACTGGAAACCAAAAAAGAAAAAGAGATGATTGAGTATAATTTCCCTCAGTTCGTACAATTTAAAACTGTAAGCATGATAGAAGAGACGGTCTTTATTTATCACGCTTATAAGTTCTTCACTAAGTTTGACGGGTATGGCTACGATTATCATGTATTCGTTAATACGGAGTCAGGGCAAGAGCTAACTGTACCGTTAACTCATCTGGAGTACTACTACACTGGCAACTTTCAAAACCTTAATTAATGGAGTGGATCAAGAAACTAGCTGAACAGCATGAAACGTGGATTCATTATGCCCGAAAGATAGGAGCTGGTTCAAATGCAGAGGATTTAGTGCAGGATGCTTATATTAAGCTAATGAACTCTAAAGCACTCAACGAAAAGAAATGCCCTACAGTTTCAAACGTTTATATGTTTAGGACTATGTACAACCTATTCGGGGACAAGTTAAGAAAGGGAAGTATTCTAACCGTTGAGCTGTTACCGTATCAAGAACATGAAGAGCCAACCAATATACCAGATAAGAAAGCCTTAGAGCTTATACATACTAAGGTAAATGAAGAGGTTAAGAAGTGGGACTGGTATGATAGAATGTTGTTTAACTACTATAGATACTCAGAAAAGAGTATAAGACAGATACACGAAGAGACAGGTATAAGCACTGCGAGTATATCGAAGGACTTAAAAGAGTGCAAGGCTAGAATTAAGGAATCTGTAGGGGAGGACTATATGGATTACAAGAATGGAGAATTTGAATTGATAAATAAATAGTATGGACGGATTAAGATATTTTGACCACTTGTTAACCAGAATTGAGCAACTGGTTAACAGTAACACAAGAAAAGCAGACAGGATGCAAGAGTTAAGAGCTAATAATAGAAAACTGAACGCAAGATTACAGGAGGCACTAGCAGAGGTTGATAAACTTAGAAAAGAGAAAAACAATGAAGGAGATCAAGAACTTCCTTAGAGGTCAGATAGATGTGCTACAAAACGCACTATTTGCAGAGTTCGCCAAAGAAGATGGAGCAAACTTAGTAAAGACTCAGGAGTTAAATAATGACATAGTAGCAATGCATAGGACGTTGTTATCATTAGAGAAAACAGAAAAAATAGTACAAGATGGAATCAAAGAAGCCAAAAAGAAAAAGAAGAACTAAAGCAGAAATGGAAGCAGACCGAAAGTCTAAAGGATTAGGAGACGCTGTAGAAGCTGTAACAAAAGCGACAGGCATCAAAGCCTTTGTTGAGTTTATGAATGGGGGAGAGCCCTGTTCTGGTTGTGAGAAGCGTAAGAAGTGGTTAAATAAAATCAGTAGACGTAGACCAGAAGCCTTAACGTTAGAAGAGTTTAAATTCATCGAGAGCATTAAGGATAAGAAAAGCCTTAAAGCCTCAGAAAATATTAACCTAGCTAAGACGCACGCTAGAGTTTACAGAACTACCTATGATCCTCCTGGTAATTGCTCTAGCTGTGCTATACAGAAGCACAAAGATTTAGTGAACCTATACAACTCCTATTTGGAAGACATTTAAACACTAAAGCCGATTTTTAATAGAGTCGGTTTTTTTATTATATTTACATCTATAACGAATTAGAATATGAATTTTAAAATTACGATTAAATATGGCAACAGTTTATAAAGTAGAGGTGGTATCACATTGGATAAATTACACACCTAAAGAAATTGAGAAAGTAATAAAAGAAGCTATTGAAAAGCTGAATTATACAAATGAAGTAACAGTTAAAGCAGAACGTAAGTAATTTTATTATTTATATTCTGTGTTGTATGTCTTTTTTAATTGCATACAACGGTTTGGCTATGTGTAGTGCGATTAAATAAATAATAACTTTAAAAATAACAACAAATGGATTTTGATAAAATAATGTACGAAATGAA